ATCAATGGAAAGAACAAGGTTTATATGATGACATTAAAAATGGTACTATTCACATCATTTGGACAGGTGGAGAACCAACAATCAAGAGCCATCAAGAGGCGATTGTTAATTTTACTAAATATTGGAATGCTAAAATGGATTTTATTAATATTGGGGAAGGTCCATATTATGAAATAGAAACTAATGGTACAATATTAATTGGAGAGTTGTTTAAACTATTAGATCAAATCAACTGCTCACCTAAGCTGTCTAACTCAGGTATGACTGAGAAACAACGTATTAACCCAGACGCAATCAAGCGTATAATGTCACACGCAAATTACCAATTTAAATTCGTTATATCAACTGAAGATGACATTAAGGAAATGTTTCGCGACTTTGTAGAGCCGTTTAAAATTCCACTTAAAAACGTTGTTTGTATGCCTGGTTTAGACTCACAAACAGACTTTCACGAACGCACTCAATTTTGCTTAGAAATGGCTAAAAAGTATAAGTTTAGAGGAATGACTCGTTTACACATCTCAGCTTGGGATCGTGTAATTAACGTGTAAAAGAGTTTATCCAAAGTTTACAGAACCTGAACCAATTAAACCATTAACAAAGGAACAATTAAAAGAGTTAGGATTATAAAGTTTGGCTTACAAAGCCATATTTCATATATTTAATCAAAAATAAAAGTTATGATAATACTAAATTACAAATTAAAAAAACTTAGAATTAATTTTAGAAACAAATTTCATAAGAAACATCAACCTGATTCAAATGAAATTGTAATTAAAAAATCACTAGCAAAACTATTAGCTGATGATAAAACATCAATATCTATTTTTCCTACAACCAATGTAATATACATTCAAACTGAAAGTAAGGAGTATACCATTATATTGAGCGACGGAAAAATAAAAATCACAAACCACAAACTATTCATTGAAACATACTTAAACAACAGTTTTGGAAGTGAACTTTTAGACATGGTTTACAGATGTTTAGACAAACGTAAAATGAAAATGGACAATGTCATTTTCAACAATGAATTAGACGGTTTGACTTACATATTAAATTCTTTAACAAACGAAAAACAATAAATTTATGAGTAATACAAGAAGAAAAAAAATAAATATTGAAACTTTAGAAATAGCTAAAGCAGGACATGCTAATGGTATTTCATTACAACTAGATAACATTATTAAAAATGGTGAACATCGTTCTTTAAATAAAGATGAAAAAACATTAATAATATCTAATGCTGAAAAAGCATTTGGAGAATTTCTAACAGCACTAGGGGTAGATTGGGAAAATGATCCTAATAGTAATGAAACTCCAAAACGTGTAGCTAAAGCTTTTGTAAATGATTTATGGAGTGGAAGATATGAATTACCAACAGATATAACTGCATTTCCTTCAGATGGATATGATGGTATAGTATTAGAAAAAGAAATCCCCGTAACATCAATGTGTTCTCATCACCACCAAACAATTTTAGGAAAATGTCATATTACATATATCCCTGGACCTGAAAAGAAAGTAATTGGTTTATCTAAATTAAATAGATTAGTTGAGCATTTTTCAAGAAGAGGAGCTATTCAAGAACAATTAACTATAGCTATTCATAATGCCGTGGATAAAGTAGTTGAAGGAAATGAAGGAGTTATGGTTGTAATGAATGCTACTCATAATTGTGTTTCATGTAGAGGAGTTAAACATATGGGAGCAAGTATGGTTACTAGTAAAGTAAGCGGAGTATTTTCAGATCATAACAAAACTGCTAAACAAGAAGTAATAGAGTATATTAAAATGAATTTAGAAGCATATAGATAATTTTAGATACCCCATGACTAGTACCAAAATGTATAATATTTATAATAAAATACAATTATGGCTAAAATTGGGGTATATAAAATTACAAACCCACAAAATAAAATATATATAGGTCAATCTACTAATATAGAAGAAAGATTTAGAAAATACTCTAAATTAAATTGTAAACGACAACCTAAATTATATTACTCACTTAAAAAATATGGTTTTGAAAACCATGTATTTGATATAATAGAAGAATGTAATTTAGAACAATTAAATGAACGAGAAATATATTGGGGGAATTATTTTGATGTTTTAGGGAAAAATGGTTTAACTTTAAAACTAGGTAACGGGAAAGGAAGTTTAACAAATGTTACTAAACAAAAAATAAGTGAATCATTATTAGGAAAGAAAAAAACTAAAGAACACTGTCTAAATTTAAGTATTGCTAAAAAAGGAATTCCAAGTAAAAGAAAAGGAAAATCTGATTTAAAACAAAAAGGAAAACCTAAACCTGGAGCGGGTGGAAAAGGAAAAGACAAAATAGGATCAGGACCTAAAAGTGGAAATAGTATAATAAATGTTAATACCAATACTATATTTAATTCTATAAAAGAATGTATGGTTTATGAAAACATACCTAAAAAGAAAATGTTTTTATTATTAAAAGATTCTAATAGTAATTACAAATATATAAATAAAAATTATTATAAAAATAAAAAATGAAACCAAATTCTAAATTAAAAGAAGCAATAACGTTGGGTGCAATACAAATAATATTGTACTCAATATTGTGTATGAATTTTAGAGCAGTAGCTGAAACTCATTATCACGAAGCAGCAATAACTGATTTTTTAATTGCATCAATGAATTTTTTTGTAATTAGAAAAATAGCTCAATCTACAGATACATTTTATCAATGGGTTGGTTATGTAACTGGATCAGTGATAGGATCATATTTAGGAATTTACTTATCAGTATTATTAAATAGTTAATTAAAACAAAAGTTATGAATAAAGAAGAAGCAAAAGACGAGCTAATCAAAGTATTAGAATCTCAAGTAGTAGACTTATCAATGATGTCTAAAATTGAATTAGGTGATGATGTAATTGCTGAAATTAAACGTTTAAAAGAAATTATTAATGATAACAATTGAAAAAACAACATCAGATAGACCGTCATATCATTTTTACTTCAACACTGTATATTTAGGTGATGCTGAACAAGATGAAAGTGGTTTTTATAACTTTTGGTTTACTAATGATAATAAAGGATATTGGACATCTCATTCATTAAGATTGATTGCTAATAAATTAGATGAACTTAATGAAGAATGGAATAATTACATACTTAAAAATTCAAAATGAACAACCTAGATAAACAATACACAGACCTACTCCAAGACATCTTAGATAATGGAGTAACAAAAGATGATCGTACAGGTACAGGAATACTCTCAGTATTCGGAAGACAAATACGTCATAAAATGTCTGATGGATTTCCACTTCTCACAACTAAAAAGATGGCTTGGAAATCAGTAGTAACTGAATTACTATGGTTTTTAAAAGGTGATACTAACATTAAGTTTTTAGTTGATAACGATTGTCATATTTGGGATGGAGATTGCTTTTCTAATTATCAAAAAATAACTGCTCGTGAAATTGAGTTAAATGTAGCAATGGAAACTCATCCTCATTATGGGTTAACTAAAGAAGAATTCATCAACAGAATCAAAACAGATGATGAGTTTGCTAAGAAGTGGGGTGACTTAGGTCCTGTGTATGGTAAGCAATGGAGAAAATGGGATATAAAACCTACAATGAATTCAGAAACAGGTGAAATCTTTATTGGAAATATGTGGATAGACCAAATCCAAAACCTAATCTCCGAACTCAAAACAAATCCAGACTCAAGACGATTGATGGTTAATGCTTGGAATGTTGGAGAATTAGACCAAATGGTACTTCCACCTTGTCATTATAGCTTTCAAGTTTACACAAGAGAGTTGAGGGATAGTGAAAGATATGTTATGTTAGTTGATTTGAAAAAAAGACCTTTATTCTTTTTAAACTATGGTGATGGTGATAGAAAGATGAGAGAATTTATGAAAGAATGTGACGAACTAAACATCCCAACCAGAGCAATCTCTTTAATGTGGAATCAACGTTCAGTAGATACATTCTTAGGATTACCATTCAACATTGCAAGTTATGGATTACTATTAGAAGTCATTGCAAAAGCAGTTAATATGGTTCCTGATGAATTAATTG